TTGTCTGGATTCTTCGGCGCGAACACGTTCATGATGTACTGATCGGTCCACAGCCGGTTCATGATTTTCCAGAACGCGGCGTCGAGGCCTTCCTCGGCAACGTCTGGATCGTTGTGCGCGATCATCACCGAGAAGCCGATGCGCAGCGTGTGCGAGAACCGGATGAAGCCCGCGTTGGCATCGCCATCGGGCGTCATGCTCTCGCGGATGATGTAGACGCCAAGATAGGGCAATAGCGGTGATTGCACCGAGAGCATCTTGGTCTTGCGCTTGGTGTAGCTGGCAAAGAACGGATCGCCAGCCAGCGCGTCGAAGAAAATGTTGCGGATCACCAAAGCATAGCTCTGCGTGTCCGTGATGCCCATCAGCCTGCGTCCCGCACCTTGCGGATCGTGCACATCGTCTGGCCGCCGCCATTGCTCGACATATCGATGATCTCGTACTCGCCCTTTGGGGTGTTGTTGGCGTCAATCGGGATGATCACGTGATCCTGTTGCTGCGGCATGGTCGCAAACTCGGAATCGCGAATGTCGAGGATGGTGCGCTGTTCGGAATAGAGCGAGCCATCGATCCCGACCACGTCCATGGAATAGGTGTTGTAGATGCCGCGAGCCGGATACGTGCCCGCGCTCGGCTGCGAGATAAACGGCACGATCGAGATTTGCACCGACCAGAAATCGAAGATCGGCGACTGCAACAGCACATCCATGTTTACGGACATTTGCCTGCCTCATCCAACATGGCGACCATTCGTTGGTCGAGCTCGTCGAACAGTGCTTCGCGCAGGATTGGCCGCGTCGAGGCGGTCGCGGCGCGAGGACCGCCGCCGACCGGGCGAAAGCGCTTCGGTCCCGTGGTGTGCACCATCGCGCGGCGCCGCTTTTCGTCTTCTTCCGACAATCGCGATCTCGGCCAGATCGAGGTTGACGCCTCGACCACGTTATCCTTCACGGTCACATCCATGTTCGGATAGTGCCGACGCATGTCCTCGGTCTGCCACTCGTGCAATTGCTCGGGCATCTTGGTCTGCAGCCCTTTGATCTGCTCAGACCATTGATCGAGTTTTTTGGCGAGTGTATCTGCGCCCCTCGTTTCAATCTCAAACATAAAGGCGCATGTACGCCGACAGCAGCGAAGTGACCATGTCGTTCGCCATGCCCAGCGGCCCCGCGCCGTGCATCTTGGCGACGGCTGCATTGATGTCGAAAAACTGCACGCGCGATTCGCGGTGTGAGATCGAGCGCACGCCCGATGTTAGCGCGCGGGATTGCCAGATGCGTGCGTTCTGAACCAACAGCCCCAGCGCCTGTTTCAGCGCGGGCGGCGCCTCATCCGGCAGAAGATAACCGCCCGAATAGGTGATGCGGATCGGCTCGCTCCATGCTGCCGCATTGAAGAACTGCAGCTTGCCGCTGCGGTTTTCCAACTCATAGCCCGTGCTGGCGATCGTCGAGCCATCCGGTGCGGTGACTGTGAGAAGATCGGGATCGGCCACCGGATAGTGCGTGAGAAACACGCGCCCATTGTCGGTGTTGAACGGCATCAGGTCGCCGCGCCAGGATTCCTCCACTTGCTCTTTCGCAAACACGCGTCGGCACAGCGTCGCGATCACATCGGAATAGGCTGTGATCCACATCGAAAGCAGCGCGTCCTCGGTGGTGTCGGTTGGCTGGATGCCCAGCATCAGTTTGATCTCGGCGAGCGTGGCGAGATCATAACTCGATGCCGGTTGCAGCACCTTGACGATGATGTCAGCCATGGTTGCTGTCCTCGTGATACTGCATGAACAGATCGCGGCAGATGATCGGCACCTCGCCGCCATCAGAGGTGATCAGCTTCAAGGTGTAGTTGCGATCGATCTCGCCGCGCACGATCGATGCTGCGGGCAATCCACGCGGACCCGGTTCACCGCGATCGCCCTTCGGTCCCGGCTTGCCGGTGCGGCCAACCGACGAAATCAGTTGCCAGCCATCGCCGGGGCATTCGCCCGGATCATTGTAGCGCGCCATGAACGCGGCGCCGTTGAGCGCCACGATATTCAACGCGTCATAAGCCGCAGCGCTGTCAAAAGTGCCGCGAACGACAGGAGAGATGGCACTACGGCCAGCGCCAGCAAGAAGCATCCAGTCTTTATGTGGCGGTCTTTGCGCCGTGTCTTTTTGCGCTTGCCACGTTCCGCCATCGTGGCTGACCACGATGCCAGCATAGCTGATCTCGTCCTCGACCCACGCGCGGACTAGCGGGAGCAAACCGGGATCGCCTTTCTCGCCGCGATCACCACGCGGCCCTTGCAATCCCGGTTCACCCTGCGGACCACGCTCGCCCAGATAGCCGCGCTCGCCTACCGGCCCCGGCTGGCCCTGCGGGCCGGGTTCGCCCGTTTCACCGCGCTCACCTTGCTGGCCGATCGAACCTTGCTCTCCAATTTCGCCTTTTTCGCCTTTTTGGCCTTCTTCGCCATTTGGTCCTCGCTTTCCTTGTTCGCCCCGATCACCCTTCTCGCCACGTTCGCCACGCGCGCCCATGAGGCCACGCGGACCACGCAAACCAATCGGCCCGATCTTGCCGCGCTCGCCGTTGGTGCCGTCCTTGCCGTTGTCGCCATCCTTGCCGCTCCGACCGGGCTTGCCGATCTCGCCGTGTGCGCCTCTGGCGCCGGGTTCCCCGCGTGGACCGCGAAGCCCTACGGGGCCCGCTGAGCCGCGTTCGCCGCGAGGGCCACTATCCCCCGGACCACCCTGCAAACCGCGCTCTCCGACCTCGCCTGCGAGCCCTTGGGCGCCATCGGGCCCGACCGGACCCGGCTCGCCCTGCGGCCCGATCGGACCCGGTTCGCCGTCCTTGAGCTCGCCCAGCCGGGATTGAATTCGCATCTCGAGCAACGCAAGCTTCGCTTCAAGCTGTCCAATAATCGCGGCGCTTTGCGCGGCCATGAGCTCGACATGACGTTGCCATGCGGTTTGTTGCCGCTCCAACGCCTCGGCGAGACAAACCCGCCACGCGTCAAGGAGTAAGTCGCCGCCTTCCGATTCGGTCAGCGGCTCTAAAGAGGTTTGTGACTTCTCTGGATAGGTCATCGCGATTGCCTTTTTCGGGCGGGAGCTTGTCGGCAGGCTTGGCTTGCGGTGCAGGCTGTCCGCCCGCGGGCGGTTGCCCATGTGCGGGCGGTGCTGCCGGGATTGCTTCTGCAGCGCTCAAGGGCACGACCTGTTGCTGTACCCTCGGCTCATCGCCAAATTTCACGTCGGCGAGGCCTTCCAGATTGCGCGCCTCGTTCGGCGAATAGATGCCGCCCTGCACGCCACGCGCCAGCGCCTCGATGCGGAGATTGTAGGCCGACCGCAACAGCGCTGCGGTGTCGAACTCGACATATTCGTCGGGCTGGCCTTTCAACAGGAACAGCACGCCGATCGCTTCTTCGACGTGGTTGAGGCAGAAGCCAAGGCCCGATGCAATCCAACTCTGCATCAAGAGCTCGGTCGAGGAATAGGTGGCGCCGCCGAGTCCAAGGATTTGCAGCGGAATGCGAAACGCGAGCGCGATGTGTTCGTTGGTCAGCTTGAGGATTTCCGCGGTCGCCGCGTCCTTGCCGCCAACCGCCCATGGCTGCACCTTCAATCCTGCGGTCAAAATCGGCGTGCCGCCTGAATGCAATCCCTTGGCCTGATCATTCCAGCGGTCGCGCAGCGCCTGCACTTGGTCCTTGTCAAGTGTCAAATCGGTCGAGAGCACCGCGCTCGGTCGCGCCTCGTTCATGTAGAACGCCGCCTGCTGCGACGCGATGGCATTGCCGACGTTGATATCGCTATAAGCCGCACAGATCGGACTCTCGCCGATCAGCGGCACCGGAAAACGTTGCCTCATCGTGTGCAAACGGATGTGCAGCACGTCGCGCGCTGGCACCAGCAACGTAGACTCGCCCAATCGCTTGGCGATAATATCGTTGCCTTGAAGCTGATAGAACACCTCGCCGTTCGAGGCGAGGCGCGGAAATGACATTTCCGGTTTCATTAGATGTAGCTCGTCAATCTCGAACCGATCGTTGCGCAATCCAAGCGCATAGCAGTTGCCGGTGAGATAGAGCGAACGCACCGCGTTCAAGAGAAAATCGCTGATCGTCTGATATTCGTTCGGATAGCGCAGCAAGCGAGCGAGAGCCGAGTTTGTGACCCGGTCCCGCCCGCCTTTGTTGTTGAGTCGCCAGTGATCACCGGGACACATCGCAACGGTTTGCGAGTAGGCCGAGACACAAGCCTCGACCATCGCCGATTGCGAACTGGTGCCGATCGGATCGTAACCGTTCTGCCACCAGTTCAGATTGTCGCCTATGCCAGCGGGAAGCCAGCCGCCCGTGATTGGCAAATACCACGGGCCAGCATGATACTGACCCTCGGTCTTGCTGATCAGCCGCGAGATACGGGACAGCCAGTTTGCCATCGCTTACTCAGTGGTGCGGTGTTGGGCTTGGCGCGTCTGATAGCCTTGAGGCCGAGACTGTGACCTCTCCGCTTCGAGGTGCTTGTCCTGCAGCGGCTTGTTGTGCGGATCGGGCCCGCTGCCATCATCCTCATGTTCGAGAATGTGGGCGCCGAGTGCAGCCAGATCATTCTCTTCTTGCGTCGGCGTCGGCTTGCCTTTCATGCGTTCGAAATATTCGGCGCGTGATTTGTCGCTGACCTTCTTCTCTTCCTCAAGCCGCTTTTTTGCGGCCTCGGTGTTCGGATCGTCGGCTAGTTTCGTCATGGCATTCTCCTGTGAGAAAAAAGCCCCCGCCGCATTCAATTCCGACGAGGGCCAAGTAGTTCACCACGTCACGTTCTGCACCCACGCGATTGTACCTGCACGACGCTGGGTCCAGTTCAGTGGCATGATCATCCGCAGTGCGAGCGAATCGGTCTGGAACAGTGACCGCTGCGGCGCTGCGACCGTGCTCGGAGAAGCCACCAACTCAAGCGGAGTCGTGTCTTCCATGTGAAGTGTCGCCTGATCACTCATCTCCATACGCGGAGCCTCACCACCAACCACGACGAAGTCGGCGGCATCGACGAGGACCATCGTCTTTGCCGGGACCGTCGCCGAATCAATCAACGGGATGGTGTTCAACGACCCGCCGCGAATTTCATCGCGGAACGGGAAGATGCCGGTGTTCGGCGCCGTCATCAGTGACGCCCGCAGCATGTCGGTCTGATTGACCAGCCAGACAAGATTGCGCACGTTGCCGTAAGTGCTCGTTGAGATCGCGTTGATCATGTTGGTGATGTCACCAATGAGCGCAGCAATCGGACCATTGGTGATCGGCGTCGGCGTCTGCGACGCCACACCGTTGAGCAAGCCCGCAGGCCTGATCGTGGTTGCCGGGTTGGCGTCGATCAGGACCGAGTCAATCGCAACACTCGTGTCTTGCTGGATTGCCTCGCGGATCAGCCCCTCGATCGAGGGGATTGAATGGTCGCCCATTTCCCGAGTCCACGTGCTGATCACGGCCATTTTCTTCGGCGTCAGGGTTTGCGACGTGAATGCGCCCTGACGGACGGGGATCGCCAGACCTTCACCGACAAACGATCCCGCGAGTGACGGGGTCCGCGAGCGTGTAGGAATGACAATTCGTCCTGCAGCACCGAAGCCCAAAGTCAATCCTTTCGGCGCGAGCCGGGTGAGGATTGCCTTCGGCATCAACAGCGGCATCAGTTCGGCATAGGTCGTCTGTGCCAGTTCTGCGGCCCAGCCCGTGACCGTGGTCATGGCCGGGGCAGAGGCTGCACGCGTGACGATCTCGACGATGGCCTTGATGCCATCATCGTCGCCATAGATGCGCTGCCGTTCCAGATCGATCGGACGGCCAGACGCCTTCGCCATGTAATTGCAGAGCGCTGCTTTGACGTAGTAATCGACCAGATCAAAGTCTTTCCTGCGCGTGATGATCGCAGGCGCCGCAATGCGCTCTTCAGTCGGCGTTAGCACAGTGGTGCTAAGTGCCCGGCCCTTGCCATTGTCGCCGGTCACGGTCTTCGCCAGCACCTTCTCTGAATCAATCAGCGTCGCCCGCGTCTTTTCGAGTTGGGCGATCTCGGCATTGAGCCTGCCGTTGGTTTCGAGATCAGTGTCGCTGACGTTGCTGTCGTCCATCCTTTCGATGTGTGTCTCAAGTTCGTCTTTCTTGGCGACGATTGACGCCTCCAAGGTCATGATGCGTTGAGCAAGGCTCGACATGCCAGTGCCCTTTCCATTACGAGATGCTTTGGCGTGCCCGCCGTTCAGTCCGCGCCGCTTGATGCCGGTGCCTTTTGCGCCTTGCTCGGCGAACACCATTTCAAGAGTTGCGGGGGAAATTTTCAGAGACTTTGCAATCGCCAGCGCATTCGGATTGGCCGGGATGCTGACCAGCGACGTTTCGACGAGCTCGCTCTTGGTATAGAACGAACCCCATGCGCTTTCCTTGCGCGGCTTCGATTCGAGCACTCGAAAGCCGACGCTGACCGTGTTCAGCAAACCTTGCTCGACAAGACTGATAATTTCGTCGATCCGCTCGGACGTGCCCTTCTTTGCTAACCGCAGATGTCCCCGCAGTTGCTTGTCCTCGACCCGCACGTTTTCCCACTTGCCGATGACGAAGTCGGAGCGGTGATTGAACAATGCCCGTGGAGCCTTCTTGAAGTTTTCCAAATCCCAGCCATCGCTGAGAATAACATCGTCCATACGATCAATAGTCTCGTCAGACATGACAAACTCAAGACCATGGACGGTGCTGGCGTGAGTCTTAAACTTGAGGCCCCGCGCCGACTTGTTGTCCCAGAGTAACTGGCACTGATCTTCATCGCCCATCTCGTCGATGCAATCATCCATGAATTCATTTTCGTCGTCGTAGTCGTCTGGATCGATCTTGTCGTCATCATCGTCGCCGTTCGACTTCGCGGATTTCTTGCTGTCGCGCCAGATCGTGTAGCAAGCTGCCACCGCCTGTTCCTGCGGTCGCTTGTCGTCACCCGTGCCGATCATCTCGGGCACACATCTGGACATAAACTCTGACTGCGTTTCGTCTTTGTGCGGAGTCATCGGCATAGGTTTTTCTCCACTCTCATGAAGGCCAGCCATGAACCTTCGACGCAATTGATCGGCCAGCCATCGTAGACAAGCTGATCGAGCGCACGCGTCACCTCGACCGCTGGATTGGAATAGTCGTGCCAAGCGATCAGCCCTGGCGCGCGAACCAATCGCCGCGCCAGCCGACTCTCGTGCAGCACCGCGTGCTCGGAGTGATCGCCGTCGATGAACACCGCGTCACACGGTTCGAGATGCCCGGTGCGCAGCATCTGCGAACGCGTTTCCAGATAAAAGAATCGCTCGTCGTCGGCGGCGTACCATCCGGCGTTAACCGGCGTTTCGGTTTGCTGGCACGCCAACGTCGCGCAATGCCCGAACGGCACATCGATGCCGATGTACTTCTGCAGCGTCGGCAAATTCTCGAGCATTCGCTTGGCGGTGATGCCCTGATTGCAGCCGAATTCAATCATCACCCGCGGCGCCACGCTCTTGACCAGCGCCAGCAGGATCGCCGTCTCGTGCATGTTGAGATATTTGCTGAATGCGCCGGATAGCGGTTCGACGCCGAGATCAGTCCGCGTGAACTTGCGCAAGAGCGCTCGCCCAATCACCGGGCGCCGACTGTCGGCACAGTCTCACATTCTCATACCATGGCGCGACCCAGCGCCAGCTTGCCCAATGCGACAACAGACCATAGACGCGCGGATGACCGATCGCCCCGGCCAGATGCAGCGCCGCCGTGTCAACGCTGACGATCGCATCCATCTCCATCATCAAGCCCGCGCAAGCCGCGAAGTCGTTGAAGGTGTAAGCGTACACGCCAAGATCAGCCGCCTCGTCGTCGCCTTGGCTTTGCACGCTGTGGAGCTCGGCATCTGGGAACGCCTCGACCAATTGCTTGAGCGGGATCGACCGTGGATAGTCGCCATCGCTCGGTTTGCCGATCGACCATGCGATGCCAATTCGCTTCGGAGCGGGCGACCATTCTTGCCAGACCGGCAGATAGGGCTGACCGTCGATCGTTCCCGGCGTGACGGACAACCAATGCAATAGATGCAGCAACGGGCAGAAGTAATCACCATCGCTGCCGAATGGACCGCCAGCCAACTTGTGCAGTTCGGGCGGCAGATCGAGCACCACGTCGGCGCCCAGCGCGCGCAACGTCGGCACATAGCGCAACATCATGATGCTGTCGCCGAAGCCGTGCGCGTGCATCAGCACCAATCGTTTGCCGTGCAAATCCTGGCCCATCCACGGCTCGAGTCCGCGATCGAGCGCGGCGCGCACCTGTGGCCGCATGAACGGCGCATGCTGTTCGCACTGCCAGTAGTCCTTGAAGCCTTCACGCCATCGACCCGCAGCCAGCAGCACCATCGCCCGATTGAATTTTGCGCGCAGCGTCGGCGCGGCGACAATCGTCGCGGCGGTTTCGATCAGCGCTTCCTTGATGCGGTTCGACTTGTAGAGCTCGACGCCAAGATTGAAATGCTCGAGATATGACTCAATGTCGATCGTCTCATCGTTGCTGATCTTGCGCCGACCGATCGGCTCACCCTTGTGCGCGACAACGATTTCAGACGGCACCTCGATCGCGTGGCCGTTCGAGCTCTTGACCTCGTAGACCTCGCCTTGCTGCGTCAGCCCGCGCCAGCCATAGGGCGTAACCTCGTGCGCGATGATTGGATCGAGCTCGGGCAACGCCTCTTCGACATAGACGCGCATCTTACTTCCACGCTGGCGTCAACCACGCGACCGCGCGCGGATCGCGCAGCGCCCATGACACCGGCCAGCGCACTTTGATCGCGAGGCTTTCAGTTTGAAACACGCTACGCTCTGGCCCCGTGGTGCCCGCGACTGCCGGATTTGTATCCTGCATCACGAGCGTCGCCGCGTTAGCCGTTTCAATGTCGGGATCGGCACTGAGCGCCGCGACGATCGCCTTCGGCGCAATCGCGACGATGTCGTTGCCCACCGCTGGCGAGGCCACCGGAATGATCGTTGCGTCGTCGCCTTCGGCTTTGATGCTGCCATAGCGTGCGCTGGCGCTGGCGCTGCGGCCAAGCGACGAGACAATAATAACCGGCCCCTTTCCGGCAACCGGAGCCACGGCATTCAACAGCGCGGCGATGTCCTCAAAGAACGCGCCGAATGCATCGGGATTAGCGCTCGCCGTCAGCGTCGCGATGCCGTTGCGGATGCCCGCAGGCCGCGTGTTCGCCACCATCGGATTGGCGTCGAAGAATGCCGCGTCGAGTGCAAGCCCACTTGAGCGGACCAGACAATCGCTGATCAGCGCCTCGGCATTCGAGCTCTCGGCCATCTCGCGCGTTAGCGCGGCGATCGTCGCCAGCTTGTAGGGCGATAGCTGTGCTGGCCCTAGTGCGAGTTGCCGCACCGGGATCGGATCGCCTTCCTTGACGAAGCCGCTGTTGGCCGCCGACGCGACAAAACCTGGCGCGCTGATCACACCATGACCATCCCAACTCAACACCAGCGCTTGCTTCAAAACGTCGGCGGCGCCGGATGCCGCGCTCAACGCTTCGACCGTGTCGGCGACAATCTTCACCGCGAGCTCGGCGGCCCATCCCGATGTGAACGTGGTCGCGGGCGCTGACGTGGCGCGCGTCACGAGTGACATGAGCGCACGGTCATTCGGATAGATGACGTTGGCCGCATCCTCGGCACGAACACGCCACAGGCTTGCCAGTGTCTTGACCGTCAATGCGCGCGTGCAGAGATTGCCGCTCGACGCCTCGCGCTGGCGGAAAGCATTCTCGCCTTCGTGCTTCATTTGGGTTTCCCTTTCCACTTCTTGGGCGGCGCGCTCAGCGCCTCGATCTCGGCTGGCGTCAATCCAACATCCTTCGCCACTTCATCGCTGACCTTCTTTGCCGCCGCGTGGTCGCCGCCCTCGAGGATATCGGCGTGCATCTTGTCGTCCTCGAACTGGCGGTTTTCGATGTAGTGAAAATCGTTCTCTTTGCGGGCCATCGTCATTCCCCGAAGTCGCAGCAGCATCGCGTCACACACTGCGATGCGCAGCCGCAAGAGCTCGGCATATTCATCTGCCAACGTAGGCGTGGAAGCGGGCCATCGTTT